GGAGAGAAAGTTCTTCAGGAGACAATGATCTTATATGGAGAAAAAGGACAGATTCAAAATGAGAAAATTAAAATTAATATTCTTAAAGACGGAACTTTAGATACAGGAAACAGTTTTTGGGCAGCAGCAGATCAGATTAAGTTTAAAGGATCAGAACAATATCTGCTTTTACCAGAAAATGAAAATGATCTTAAAATTATAGATATAATGTCTGATATGACAGATTCTTTTGAGTCCAGTGGATATCACTTCAAAACGGGACCAGTTGTAGAATTTCGAAATTTAGATCATATTCATAAAATATATCAAACTGGAGATATCCCAATGTATCGTTCGATACATATACAAAATGGAACTCTGCAGTTTCCTGCCGATACTCAAAAAGCACAATATGTTAGTGCGGATGAAGAATCCTTGTTGATCCCAAAGCAAAATACTATTTTAGTTCGTCGGTTGAGTATGAAAGAAGATTTAAAACGTATTCAGGCTTGCAAATATTTTGCAGATGAAAATACAGACTTAAATACAGAATTTATGACTGTTGAAAATCATGTAAATTATCTAACACGTAAAGATGGTATGGAAATGTCCAGAAATGAAATAGACCAGCTGTTTGATATTTTAATGTCAGATATGTATGAACGTTATATCCGATTGATCAACGGAAGTACACAGATAAATGCGGGAGAACTTAATAAATTACCATTACAGAGGATGGAACGATGAAAAGAAATGTAGAAAAATATGATTATCAGGTATTGAATGATGCAAAAAATATTCTTATGGAAATTGATATGCCAAAAGAACTTTATAATCCAAGGTGTGTTATGATATTTTGTGCATGTGCCCAGATGATAGATGGAAAATCATGGAGGCATATATCAGAAGAGTATATGAGTGTTCACGATATTATTAAATACGTAAATGATGTATTTCCTAATAAAGCGGGTTTGGATAAAAAAGGATATCAGGAAAACAGCAGGGAAACATTTCGAGATGAAACTCTAAAACGCTGGGTAAGTGCTGCGATCATTGAATCTAAAGCAGGACTTGCAGCCAATGACAGAAATAATGGATATCGTTTTACTTCCGCTTTTGCCGCATTGGTAAGAACTTATGGAAGTGATCAGTGGGAAGATTCCCTGTCAGCATTTATGGAAACTTATGAAAGCTATAGTAAAAAATTAAAACAAGTAAAATCCCTGCCGAAAGGATATGATGTGACTTGCGGAAATATTACAGTTAAATTAGGATTATCCGCACATAATAAATTACAAAAACAGATTTTAGAAGAGTTTGTTCCCAATTTTGCATCTGGATCAGAATTATTATATATAGGCGATACATCCGATCGTACATTACAAAGAGATGACAAACGATTATCAGAATTAGGAATTAAAATCCTAGAAGATACTTCAAAACTTCCAGATATTATTTTATATGATGCCGATAAAAATCGGATCATATATGTGGAAGCATATTCCAGTACCGGGGAATTTAATAAAGATCGAGTCGATTATATTAATACATATTGCTCATATAAAAATGATATTGAAGTTGCATTTGTAACAGCATTTGCGACAACAAAAAAGATGCTTCAGGTTTATCCAAAGATTGCATGGGACACAGAGATCTGGATTGCCGAAGAAGCAACACATCTGACTCATAAAAACGGAGATAGATTTATGGGAAGAAGTCCGGAAGAATTTTTATAGAAATACTTTGATTGGTATAGAATTCTTTTTGTGGTTGTGATAATATAATATGGAAGTTGTGTTTGCGAACGCAAGACACTGGCAACAAGGCAAAAAGTTGTAGTCCATACAGAGGACTTCCGAAATCTGTAACGTAATACACATTTTTAGAATGTGTGATCCCGGTGACTGGGCGATAAGTCATAACCCATATGGAGGGTTTCCAAAATCCATAACTGAATAGCTCATCTACCATTTACTAGGAAGAAAGAGAAACCCTACCTGTGTTATTATATAGGTAGGGTTTGTTATAAATTTGTGGCGAAAACCCACACGCTTGCGTGTGGGATGAAAGCTACATTTCACTTGACATATACATAGATTAAATATATATATTAAAATACAGAAAGAAAACAGACCATGAGTAAGAGCAACTATGATATAAACACGCATACAACACAAAATAATGCTGCACAATATCATTCAAGTCGTGGAGGAAAAAATAATGGCACAAACTAAAAGTGACAATGTACAAATAAATATTTCTATTCCTACTGGATGGAAAACAGAACTTGAAAATCTTGCTCGTATCTATTCTGTTGAAGAAGGAAAAACCATCACTTTTCTTGACTTAATGCGTAGAGGTATTCAGGAAAAATATCAATTAGGAGAAAAAGGCAGTGAGTGAGGAACAATATCATAGTGCTTCACATTGTAAATATTTGATACAGTATCATATCATTTGGTGTCCAAAGTTCAGATTTTCAGCATTACAAGGAAATGTCGATATCATTCTTAAACAGATATTACAGAAAATTTGTAATGATTATAAATACAAGATCAAAGCACTCGAAGTGATGCCAGATCATATACATATTTTCATAGATGTTCCGCAGACAGTTGCTCCTTGTGATGTTGTAAGAACCCTAAAAAGTATCAGTGCTATCGAATTATTTAAAGTATTTCCAAAATTAAAACAGTTCTATTCGAAATGTGGAGTATTATGGTCAAGAGGATACTTTGTATCTACTGTCGGACATATAAGCGAAGCTACAGTAATTAAGTATATTGAGGAGCAGAAAAATGATAAGTGATAAAGAATATAAAAAACTTTTAAAACAATTTCATAAACTTTCTGACAGGCATATCTTGGTTGTAGAAACCGATATGCCAGCTTCTGATGTACAAAAGGTCGTGATTCTTTCTGATAAGATCAGAAAAGCAGGTAATGAGCTTGTTGGTCTTATGAGAAAGAATTATGACCAACTTATGCGTACTAAAAAATATCGCAAGTTGCTAAAACTCTATGGTTCTACCAAAGATAAAAAGAAACACAGAGATCTAGCAAATCAGCTCAATGAAATGCAAAAACAATACAATGTCACATGGGATCATTGTAGAAACGCTATGATACATATAGGTAAGAAATATAGTATTGATGCCGTATTTGCCCTTACAAAAGCTGAAGATATATGGCGTGGTATTGAAAAATGTCTTTATAACAATGGTAAAACTATTCATTTTTCTAAATATGGTGAGTTGCCTTGTATCAGGGCAAAACAGATAAATCGTGGCATTTCAATGTCTGTTAAAGATAATGGATTAAAATTCAAATTAAAGGGAAATGTATTTGGGATACAGGTTAAAGATAGATTTCAAACAGATGAAGTTTGTGCGGTTTTAGAATATTTATCAAGATCAGAGATCATAAATGATAAAGCAATAAATAAATTTTTAGATAAAGCATACTGTATTGATACATACAGACCTTGCTATGCTACTCTTGTACCTAAATTTATTCGTGGAAAATATAGGGTGTATTTGCATCTTACTATTGAAGGTAAGGCGAAACCTAAATATGATAGGTTTGGTAATCCAAGACATAAGTTTGGCAAAGGTATTATAGGTGCAGATATTGGTACACAGACTGTTGCGTATACATCAAATACTGAGGTGGGCTTGAAAAATCTTTCAGAGCGTGGTAACAGTATTCAGACTTCTGAAAGAAGAGAACGCCTGCTTTACCGTGCGATGGACAGGTCAAGACGTGCAACTGATCCGCAAAACTATAATGATGATGGTACTGTTAAAAAAGGCCGCAAAACTTGGAAATATTCTAATCATTATAAAAAGCTAAAAGCTAAACACTCTGAACTATGTCGTATCAATGCTATAAACAGACAGCTTGCAATAAATGAAGACGCTAACCATTTAAGAAGTCTTGGAGATGTATTTATCACGGAACCTAAAAATGCAAGTAAACTTATGAAACGAACTAAAGATACTACGGTCAATAGTAAAGGTAAGTTTCATAAGAAAAAGCGTTTTGGAAAATCCATAAAGAACAGATGTCCTTCTGGGTTTCAAACTACTGTAGAGCGGAAATTTAAGACATCAGGTGGTATATATATTGAAGTACCTAATAATTACAGAGCAAGTCAATATGACCATACAGCAGATGATTATATCAAGAAAAAGCTGTCTGATAGAATATATAAACTTACTGACGGAACATTGGTACAAAGAGATTGGTATTCATCATTCTTATTATACTGTTACGATTACAGAACTAAAGATATAGATAAAAACAAATGTATTTCTGAATTTGATAAGTGTTACAACAAAGAAAAAGCCCTGATCGAATGGATCAAGGCTAACAAGATCAAAATATTAAATAGCGGAATTAAGATAGCGTAAAACATATTTAGGGAGATTGACTATACTTCCTTACGAAAGTAGAAATTTACCGTCAATGTGGTCGTTGGACTGCTTGGTAATGAAAGCTCTGATTCAAATAGACTTACACTTGTAACTCCAAAGTCTGAAAATGATGTACGATTACAAGCTACACTTGATAATCAGAACCCCACGGGCTTGCCCGTGGGAGTAGTCAGATATAAAATTATATTTATTGTTTTGAATAAAAAATAAATTTATTATCAAGATACACAAATGATATAATTTGTGCTATAATTTATATCATGAGTTGTTGTATCAAAAGGCAACTTTTTATTAGAAAATTGGATATAAGGACAGTTTATGTCAAGGAAATAGAGATATTCAGAGAAATATCTCTATTTTTTTTATCATTTTTTGCTTTAGTGGAGAAAGGAGACGTGCAAATGAAACAGTATATCGGAATAAAGGTTGTTGCTGCGAGACCAATGACAAGAGGTGACTATAATATCTTTCGAGGATGGCAGATTCCGGCAGACGAAGATCCTGCCGATGAAGGATATGTGATGAAATACGAGAATGGACATGTGCAATGGTTGCCAAAGGATATGTTTGAGTCTGACTATAAAGAATATGACGAGAGTACCCTGCCGGCAACAGCTATTGGTATGGTAAGTTCAGATTACAAAGAATGTTTTCAGGCAGAGTACAAGCAGCTCAGAATTCGTTATGAAAAATTGAAGAGAATGCGTCAATAACCCCGACCTACAGTAATAACTGTTGAGGTCGGAGCTTGTAAAAGCTCATATTGACTAGCCTAAGTTCTTCGAGAACTACGTTGTTTATGTTATCACACCTGCGAATGATACCATAGTTTGCAGCCTTGTGTAGGCTCTGTAAAAGTTCTGTGAGGTAGGAACGGTCAACCTAGTATGTTCGATCACGACAAGCATTTACAACATTGGCGAAGGGTAACAAACTTTCAAAAGAAAGGGACAGCACTTGAGAGTAGCTGTCAAAGGTAAAAACTATGAGAGTATTTGTATTCAATATGCGTGGCAGACCATTAATGCCATGCTCACAAAGAAAAGCCAGATTACTCCTAAGGGAAAATAAGGCTAAGATTTATAAATATCATCCATTTACGATTCAGCTGACTTATACAACTGGAGAAACAAAGCAGGACTGTCATATAGGTATAGACACAGGTTCTAAATATATAGGAGCTGCTGTCAGATCAGAGGATAAGGTTTTTTGGAAAGGCGAAATCGAGCTTCGACAGGATATCAGGTCAAATCTTGATACGAAACGTATTTATCGCAGAAGCAGACGAAATCGTAAAACAAGATACCGAAAACCAAGGTTTTTAAATCGTAAGAGAAGAGATGAATGGCTTCCACCTAGCTTGCAAAGCAGGATAAATCATACGTTTCATTGGATTGACACATTGAGTAGTTTGGTTCCAAACCCCATTCTTCACATAGAAGTCGGTAAGTTTGATGTAGCAAAGATGATAAATCCTGAAATCCATGGAGTTGACTATCAACATGGTCAGACATATGGTTTCTTCGATGAAAGGTATTTTGTTTTTGCAAGAGATAACTACACTTGTCAGTGCTGTGGAAAGTCAAAAAATAAGATTTTGAACACACATCATATCATCTACCGCAGTAATGGCGGAACAAACAGAGTTGATAATCTTATTACAGTTTGCACAGATTGTCATACATCGCAGAATCACAGGAAAGGTGGAATATTCTATCAATGGCAGGAGCAGCATAAAAAGGTAAAACAATACAAAGAACCGCCGTTCATGAATACCTTACGTAAGAGGATATTTGTAGCGTATCCAGATGCTGAGATCACATATGGATCTGAAACAACACCAAAACGTAAGGCGATGAAATTGGATAAGACGCACTATAATGATGCGATTGTCATTAGTGGTATCAATGAAATCAAAGAAAATCCTGAAGAATGGTTACTGATAAAACAATTCCGCAAAAAGAAACGCTCTTTACACGAGGCTACCGCCCGTAAGGGAAGAAAAAAGCCAAACAGAAATCAGACGCGTAACAGTAAGAATACGCCTTATTATAAAGGATTTTATCTTAACGATAAGGTTTCAGTTTTTGGAAAGAGTGGATATATTACAGGATTTACGAGCAATGCGGCATATATAAAAGATGAGAACAATGACTATATTACTCTGCCAAACAAAACCTATAAACAGGTCAGCATCAATAAAATGAAGTTGGAATGTCATAACAACAATTGGCAGTACATAATAAAAAATGCTGTGTAATCCGCAATTCATCCCACCACCTATAGAGGTGGGGGACTTCTTGCTCACGGCGTGTTAAATAATTTCCATGAAAGAGAGGTTTTTTATGCAAAAAAGATATCAATACTGTATGTCAGGTATGTTTGCTGCGACAGATCAAAATCATTACGAAATTAACATTCCATCTCCGCATACATATGAGACGGAAGAAGAAGCTATGGCAGATGGAGCTTTTGGATATCGTTTTGTTTTATTGCCTGGTGGTAAAGGACCACAAGTAGTTATATTTGAAGGATCTGGCTTTCGTCTGGTTTGTGATGGAAAAGAAAATTATATAAAAGACTGGGTTGAAGGAGATATTGTCGGAATATATGATTTCGATGAATTTACAAAGGCTGGTGGCTATATCCGCTTACTAAATCCAGAACTGGGAGACAATGTTTGTATTATTGAAGATTCAGACTTTTTGGACACAGATAAAACGTTTGCGGATATTTTCCCTAATATGGAACATCTAAAGCTGTATTATATCGATAATCTTGCATATTCCATTGATGAAATAACAGAAGGAGATATATGGCAAAAACAGAAGAAACATTGATCATTGAAGATGTCTTATATCAAAACCTGTTTGGATCCAACCCATGCCTTGCAAGAGAGTATGGAACAAAGGAAGTTACCGTAACTCTTCTCAAGGAGAAAAAAGTAAAGGAAATCGTTGATTTTCTAAGCTATAACGCAAAAAAAGATGAATTTCGATGCTATGAGATTAAAGTCAGCATGGCCGATTTTAAGAGTAAGGCTGCCAAAACATGGATTGGAAATTATAATTATTTGGTTATTCCAAGAGAGTTATATTTAAAGCAATCCTTGTATGAATGGAAAGAACAGATTCCATATTATGTGGGTATTATCGTTGTAAACGTAGAGCGTAGATCGAAATGGGTTGCTAAAAGACCTTCACCAATGGAAGTATCTGCAGGAATGAAGTTTATGTTAAGACAGAGTCTAATCAGAACTTTATTTTATCAAAATGATAAATTAAAAAAGAATAGTGCTGCTAAAATAGAGCAGATCTGTCAAGAGACAGAAAAGTAACTGTTAAGTATCAAATAAAGAAAGGAATTTAAATTATGGAAAAAATCTTGAATTTACAGAGAGGATGGAAATCCAGACTATGGTTTGGAGAAAAAGCATTTGCATTATGTTTTGTGATATTTACAGCATTTACTGGTTTAGTAAGTGTTAATGCAGGACCTGGAGCATTGTATGAATCTCATACATTTCGTACAATTTTAAATGTCATGTTGACTGCGGCTGCATATGTAATCGCAATTGATCTTGTGTATAACATGATGTTTAATTTTTCCCAACGTTTTTATCAGTCAATCGTCATAGAAGAAGCAATCGCTATCATTCCATTTATCGTTGGATTGATTATTTTATATGTATTTTCCTGCGGAAAAACAGTGGCAGATTTAATGTATTTTAAGACATATGAGCATTTATGGGTGACATTTGTAATTGCTGCATGTATGATTCATGTGGTTTGCAGCTTTGTATTTCGTATGATCCGAAAGGATTACTATAAAAAACATCCAGAAGAAGAACCACATTATGGCACCATGTATGTATCTGATCTTAATAAAAGTAAGAATGATGAAGGAGGAGATGTAGATGAAAAAAGGGAAAATGATTAGAGTAGAAAATGATATTGTAACGATCGGGATGAACAATGGTTCCATTAAAGAAGTTCGAAGATGTGATCTTGGATTTGATCCTGTTCTTGGAGATTTGGTGGAAATTTTCGAGGATGAAGATCAGATCATTGTGACAAAGGCAAAAAAAGAGCCTGAGAATCACAACGATGCTGGAATCAATATTAACATGACAAACAGTATTAACAATGCATCTGATGTGGCAGCAGGAAATGGAAAGAAAGTAGTGAATAAAGTAGCTTACTGCTTACTGGCACTTTTCCTTGGTGGTTTCGGTGCTCATAAGTTTTACAGTGGAAAGACTGGGATGGGAATCCTCTATATTGTGTTTTGTTGGACAGCGATTCCAAGTTTTGTTGCATGGGTAGAATTGATCATTGCTGTATTTACCAAAAAAGCCGATGCAAACGGAAACATTGTTATGTGACATCCTCTCCCATCTATAGAGGTGGGAGCTTCCCTAACCTCGGCAGGTTTGGTTCTCGTTCGATAGCACCAATGTGCTAAGCTTAAGCGAGCTAACCCCGTGTGTCCCACGGTTGTATTATGTGAAATTGTGGTTATGCAGTTACTATCCGCATTCCCTCATTTCTGATATTGATCGCTGCATTTACATCTCTGTCGTGATGGATTCCACACTGCGGACAATCCCACTGCCTGAGTGCAAGATCCTTTGTTTTCGCATTCTTGTAACCACAGGCAGAACACATCTGACTGCTTGCAAAAAATCTGTCCACTTTCACAAGTTTTTTCCCTTGTTCCTCAAGTTTATACTTTAGAAAGGCTGTGAACATTCCCCATCCATTATCCGAAACGGATTTTCCCAATTTCAACGACCGAGACATTGCTTTCATATCCAGATCCTCTATACATACACAATCATAGGCATTGGTTATCTGTCTTGACTGCTTATGCAGAAAATCTTTTCGCTGATTGGAAACTTTTTCGTGAAGTTTGGCTACCTTGATTCTCTGTTTCCTGCGATTGTTCGAACCTTTCTGCATCTTGGAAAGTCTGCGTTGTTCTCTTGCTAATCTTTTCTCTGCGTTCCGGTAATATCCTGGATATGCCGGTTCATTGCCATTACTGTCACGATATAATCCGTGCATGGAAAAGTCCAGACCTAAAAAACTGTGCATCTCCTTTTCTGGTATCTGATCTTCATACTCAAAAAGGATACTTGCATAGTATCTTCCGCCTGGTGTCTGGCTGATCGTCACTGATTTCAACCTGTATCCCTTTGGAACAGATCTGTGCTGCTTTAATCGGACTTGTCCGATCTTTGGCAGTTTCAGATACCCATCCGATATGGTGATGTTGCCATTGATACATATGGTTGAATAGCTGTTTTTATGATTCTTTTTTGATTTGAACCTTGGAAATCCTGTTTTCGGCCGTTTGAAAAAGTTCTGAAATGCTGTATCAAGGTGTCGGAGTGATTGCTGTAAGGATATACTATCGACTTCCCGCAAAAATGCGTATTCTTCCGTTTTCTTCATTTCAGCCATTTCTTTCGCACAGACAGTATATGTTATATTTGTCTTGTTCTTCTTATACTGCCTGATCCTTCGATTAAGCCAATGGTTGTACACCATTCTGACACAGCCGAAAGTCCTGGCAAACAGAATCATCTGCTCATTATTGGGATATATTCTGAATTTATATGCTCTGTTTGCCATGGTATCACTCCCTTAGTTTTCTGCTTGTGTTTTTGATCATTTTAACAATTTATTATATTTTATCATTTCTTTATTATTCTTTTAAATATATTATACTATGATCAGAATACAATATCAAGTGCTTAACAGACGCAATTCATCTCTCACCTTAGAGGTCGGAGTCTTCTTGCTGGAAGAAGATAAAGTATAAGAATAAAAGCCCCAAAATCTTAACGGATAACGGGGCTTATTTTTTTGTTTAGAAGTTGGAATAAATTATAAATAATAATTTAAAATATGTAATATTCCCATATAATTATAATGTTATTCTTGAAATATGTTCAAATAAAGCTAAAAAATATGGGAGCGTTACATATTTTTGCTTGTAATTTGTCAAGGTTATTGTATAATTAAATTATAACGAACGTTCGTACTAATTAATTTTGAAATGGAACAAAATGTGATTAGAAAGGTAACATTTTTACATGAATTTGGAAAAACAAAAAGAAAATTTCAAGAATCATAGGGCAATATTTAAAGATCTTGGAAATAAGGAAGGAGTTGATTTTAATGTTTGAAACTATATCTCACTTTGTTTTGGGTGTTGTTGCAATAGCTATTTTGCATATAGCTCTCACTTATGGTATGAGCGATAAAACAAACGACAATCCAAAGATAAGATTCTTAAAAACTGTGTGTTTTGTGGGTGCTTTTGTGGGTGCAAATATAATGATCATATTTTTCATTTATATTATTGTTAGGAGTCCATTATGATATTGATTTTGCAAAAGGAGGAACAAGAATGAGAATGGAAACTTTTTACAAAATAATACTTGGAATAAGAGAGTTTCCCGGCTGTGCAGACTTGTTGTTAACTTATGATGATCAAGAAATTTTGCATCAATTATATAATCAGAATCACATTGGAATACACATTATAGGTAGAAATTATAGTTGCCGCCGGTAAAATAGAGAAAATTATGTGAAGGAGAACGTTTATGACAATAGCACAGCAGATTGCACATGACTTTTTAGCGAGTATAGAAAAAGTATGTGTCGAAAATAAAATAGATATTGGGTCATTAGAAACAAGTATTATTTATGACAAAGGAGCACAAGCAGGAATAGCAGTAAAAGATGCACAAGCAGGAATAATTATTGCATCTATGAATTACGACTTAGACGAGAAAAGTCTAAAAAGAAAGAAGAAGGAAAAGGAGCTAGAAGACTATTGTATTGAAAGAATATGTCCTATTTGCAATTTCAAAAAACAAACTCCTTGTATCGTTAATAAAATTTGTAATGAAGAAGCTGTTACAGATGAGGAAATAGAGGAAGCCTATAAAAAGATGTTAGAAGATAAGAACAAAAAATGTCAGGAGATTTGATATGGAGCTAAAAAAATTAGATATGGACGACATAAAGAGAAGAATCCTATATGGACTGATCATTCTTTCTTTATTGCCACTTATAACAATGTTTTATATAAACCTGAAACAAGATAAGTGGGAAACGGACCGTAATTTCTATGGGAAAGAAAGCTCGGAAGATCAATTGAAAATCACTCAAAATACATATCAAAAATACGAGTGCAGCTCAAAGAAGATTACAAAAAAGAAAGAGCTGGGGAATATGAGATATTACTACCGTGATAAAAATCATATAAATTTTGAGGCAAATGAAGAAGAATACAATAAATATATTAAAGATTCCGATATTTTTTATGTATACAAACCAAAATGCCAGATCAGTTATCATTCTGATAACGGAAAATTAACAGCTGATTTTACTGGGAAGAAGATATCTTTTGAACCTGGAACATTTAATAGTGCAGAATTAAGATCAATCACAAAACTTGTTCATCAAAAGAGTCGGTCAAAGATTTTTTCTACATATTCCATAAGTGATGTTAACAAAAGATATTTAAACTCAAATAATATAGCAATAATAATTGGTCGTAGTTTAATTTGGAAATTTTTTGATTCATCAATATATAACCATCCATACAACAGCAAAGGAGCTATTACTAATTTTAGAATTTCAAGTAAATCAGGGAATGGAACAGTTCATGGAAAAAGTTTGATAAAATCTGAAAAATATGATCGTTTATATCATGATTTTGTTTTTTATCAGATGCCAAAAGCAAAATTTACGAGTGTAAAAGATCGTTGGTTATTGTTTTCTGCAGAATTAGGGGCTGGTTATCTACATGGATATTACATAATTTATTTTATATTTTTTGCAATTTTATGGTTACCAATCTGTCTCGATCAATTTTTAACTGTAGATAGTGCAACAAAGAATACGGTGATATGTTTTGAACAAATGTTTGTTATTGTAGCATGGATAGGACCATTTAACAGAATAGGAATTATATTGTCAATCATAACTATTTTATGCCTTTTATTTTTCCCATATAAGAGAAATCCTTTTTATGATCTGCAAAAAGATGGAATAGATATGATGAAAAAGGATTTCGGAAGTTTTTTGGACAAGTAGATCATATAGGCAGATATAAACGAATTGATCACAAGTTAAATGAAAGAGGTTTTGAAGAAAATGAAAATAAAATGTAGTAAAAAATTAAAGAAAACGCATTTGAGTGATGGTGCTTATAATTTGCTAATCGAAGCTATTGTACTATACGGCTTATTAATCAATCTTATAACATGTGCATTTTTTGCGGATTATGTAGCTATGATTCCATTAAGAGCATTGGTGATTGGATACCTGCTCATTTCAATTATTGGAATAGTAATGTTAACCAGATATAAGGCTGTCCTTGTAAAATTTGTTGGATATAACATGATTGTGATTCCATGTGGAATAACATTATCAACCATCATCAGTGATTATGCTGGTAGATCTGATCTTGTATTGCAAGCATTGATCATTACAACTATGATCACTTTTTGTATGATTACTCTTAGTTGCATATTCCCAAAGTTTTTTGTAGGTATTGGGAAAATGCTTTTTGTAGCATTAGTAGGAGTTGTTATTGCATATGTCGTATGCTATTTTGTCGGATTAAATACAGGAATTATAGCATGGATTTCGGCAATTATTTTTTCCTTATATATTGGATACGATTTTGTTTCAGCACAGCAGGCTAAACATACAGTTGCAAACGCAATTATTTACGGGGCTGATATTTATTTGGATCTGGTCAATCTTTTTGTTGAGATTTTAAGAATTTTAAAAGATAACGATTAATCATTATATGTCAAAATAAGATAGGAGAGAAAGATTATGAGTCAAAATACGAATAAGCAGCATCGAGAAATAAAAGTAGTTGTGAGGGATTTTACGCAGCAGGGAGAAAGAGATAAAGTAAGGGATGAACTAATTAAAAGTGGCTATAAAGTAGTTGTGAAAAATTTTACAAAGGAAGAGAGTCACGGAGAGTTTCGAATGTCTGAAAATGAAGATGTAGATATTGACTCAAAAAGATTTATCTGATTACGAAAATGAAGTTCTTATAGGAGAAAATTTATGAAAATGAGAAAGAAAGAAGTCGTTAAAATGTTAAAAGAAATGCAAAAAACTGTATATAATTCTGTTATGTTTGAAAAAGCCGGACCCCAGCAGAAATGGATTATTGAAAACCTGCTTGGAAGTGCAATCGCAGAGTTAGATGAGTATCCATATGCGATTGGACTCAAAAATAAGAATTTGATCGAGTCTAAAGTGGTTCATCCAGAAAGCGAATATGATTACGTTGATAGATTTGATGATGATGAAACGGACTACTTAGATTATGATTGCAGGTATTCACTTTTTGAACCAAATACGAAAGAATCAAAGAATATTTCTGCAAAACAGGAATGCATGAAAGAAGGTATCGTAAAAAAGATTCCTTTTCTGCTCACAAAGGAAATGATCGCTGTATGTATCAATCACTCAAATACTACATACGCCAAATTCATCTATGAAAAAACGGATGATGGAAAGACCAAAGTAATTTTATATCCAGGCAATGTAAGCTTCGTGGTCGAAATAGAATCATTATCTATGTCATCTGATATTAGAAAAGCAAAAATTATATTTTCTTCTCTAAAAGCACAGTATAAAGACATGAATGAAGAATTATTTAATGAAATTCAGGAACGGATTATTGAACGATATATCAGGCTTATGGCATGGGAAGAAATCGAAAAAATAAGTACCTTAAATTTTCATGTAAGAATGCGAGAATGTGATCTGCTAAAATTATATCAATATTATATTTTTGATCGTAGCCGGCAGCGTCTAATAGTAAATGCGAAACCCTATGATAATGATCAATTATATGTCAATATCCTTGGAAATAGAATTAATTTGAATGATATATTAATCGGAGATCACTATAAGTGGAATCCTGAAAAATTTCCAAAAATTTATGATGGATCATTTAAAGATTTTTTAGAATCATTTGATTTTGAAGCAAACGGAATTTGTCGTGTTCATGATTCTATATATGCAAGTGATGAAAATGACATTCTTATTGGAAGAAAAATGAAATCTGTAATTGATAAATTATTCTAAAAAGAGAAATCAAAGAAGAAGTTGTTTTCAAAAGAAACAGCTACAAAATAGTTGTAAGAGATTTTACAAAGAAAGAGAATCACGGAAGGATTTGCGTGTTTGAAAAGGAGTGATGATAGTGAACAATGCACAATTAATGAGAGAATTGAAAGAATCTGAGGAAATTAAGCAAGTTATTAACCATTTAACTCAAGATATTATTGATCTGTATCATATCCAGATACCAATTCAGGATATTGATGAAGCAGTTAAGATGTTTGGCGGCCGCGTGGAAGAAGATCGAGAAAAATACTGTAAATATTGCGATTTTATCAGCAAAGAGAGAGATTCTTTTGCAATTTATATTTCCCCATATTATAAATCTGAACGGAGAAAAATGATTATTGCTCAACAGTTAGGTCATTTGTTCTTGCATATGGGGTATCAAACGAATCATGATCTTTGGAATCATCAAAAAGAAGGGCGGTTCCAAGAGAAGAACGATCCTGAACAGGCACGGCAGGCAAATAGTTTTGCATTTGCATTGCTTATGCCGGAAAAAGAGTATCGAAAAATGATTGATCTTAATTCCGAAGGATTGCTAGTACAAACGAAAAATATTGCAGAGTATTTTGGAGTATCCCTGGCTGCTGCCGCTCAAAGAGGTAGAGGACTTAATATTTTAACATAATACTAGCAGAAAAACTCCGTTTGTAAAACGTAAAAAGGAGAATCGTATTTATGAGTGAATTCATTAAAACATTATTTGAAGAAAAAGAAAAGCTTGACGAAATATGCCATATTGAAGAGCAACAACGAAAGAAAATCCAGAAACATCTGGATACATTAACTGATGATCAGGTTAGGGAAATGTCATTTGAGGATAAAGTATTATTAAAAGAAAAATATGGATTTTTTATTGATACTAAATTAGTCAATCTTTTACATAGAGAAATCAAAAATGGATTAATTAAAGCAAAAGGACCTGCCATTCATTATCCTTTCTTGAAAGGACTTGTTTTTTTAACAAAAGAACAGATTTATGATTTAGATGAATTCGTTAATCAAATGAGAAACTTAAATGCTTTAACTCAAAGTCTGGCAAACAGAAAATTGAATGACACATTAAAAGAAACGGCAGAATATGAGAACATAGAATATAAAGAAATGACATTAACAGATGAAAAATGGAAGCAGATTGTTGATTTACTTGTACAGCATAAGATTGGAAAATGTATGTTGCATATAGCTGTTAATGACTGTGGCGATACATGTTGGATTGATCGCAAACAATATGAGAAAGTAAAATCTGGAAAAGCTTCCGAAGACGAAAAAGAAGAATTGTATGATCAAATTTGGGGTAATACCTGTGGATATTGTGAAATATCTACAAATTGTCAAGATTTAGAATATTGTAATTTTATGAAACAAATTAAGATTTGTGGTTTTTCCTTCATAAAAAATGATGTCAATTAGCTCGTATTAAGCATGAATCATAGAGATTGAATTAGAAAGAAGGATTTCTTATTTATGACGAACAAACAACAGTATGTGGAACGAAAGAAATATAAAAAAGAGCAGATTTATGATGCAATCGCAAAAAGAATTAGAGAAATTTGCGATCTTACTGATTCAGTAACTTCTGCAGAGTGTCTTAAAAATACACTGCTTAGAATGGGTTATGAAATAATCTGTACGAATGATATAAGCAGATACAATGATCGCTATGAATTAATACCAAAGTTTGATAAAACTTATCAAATTAAGGTTCCATTTGTATCGAGAGAAAAAGAAAATATGCTGCTTGCACGAGCTTTGTGTGAAATACAAACAGGTATACATAATGATATGGAATGTAAGATTATAGCAAGAAGATTATTGATGCCAAAACAAGAGTTTTTAGATCAAATCAAAAAAAATGAAGATGTTTCTGGACGAGTTAATCTTACCAATATTGCCAGACATTTTTGTGTAGATGAATCAGTTGTATCGTCATTGGGTGTGGACCTTAATCTTTTAAGTATTTTTTGATCAATAACAAAAGGACTTCAACCAAATAGTCAAAGTCCCTTTGCTTAATCCGGAATGATCTCTATAACATCCTCTATTTTACAATTGAGATAGAGACAGATTTTGTCAATTGTCTCTAAAGAAATGTATTCTCCCTTAGACATTTTTGCGAGTGCATTTGTCCCAAATCCAATGTTTTTTCTAAGTTCGGTTTTTGTCATTCCTTTTTTAGTTAACGTTGTAAATAATGGTGTATAACTTACCATAATGCAACCTCCTATGTTTGTATTATAGCATATTTTATTTCAAAATCAAAATAAAATATCTCGAAAAGCAAATATTTCTATTGACTTAATATCTTGAAAGTGATACATTATATTTAGAAAAGCAAATAATTTATCTCGAAACAGAGATATATATTTATGAGTAAGGAGAATGTAAAATGAGCGAAATTGAAGTAAAAATTAGAGACGATAAAGCAATGTTATATACACCATATAATCCAGAGTTTGTTAAAAGGATTAAAAAATTTTCAGATGCGAGATGGAATTCGGGCGAAAAATGTTGGACGATTGATGAATCAAATCTGGATGCTGCCAGAGTGATTATGAAAGAAATCTACGGATATGCAGATAATGAAATTAATGAAAAGGTCACACTCAAAATTCATGTAAAGGAATCTGTAAGTAAAAAACATGGTGACGTAATCCTCTTTGGAAAAATCTTAAGTCATGCAACAGGTCGAGACAGTGGAGCACATCCCGGCAGTGACGTAGCCTATATTCATGGATCAGCTTACAGCGGTGGAAGTGCTAAGAACTGGGAGAGTGTAGTTAGTGAAGATAGTGAGATCTTATTACATAATGTCAATAAAAATCTTTATGAGGAATATCTTGAGAATCCGCAGGAAGAGTATGAGATAGAAGTTGTAACAGACAGTATTGACTCTGCTGCCTTGAAGCAAGAAAAGGAACGTTTATTAAAAAGAATCAAAGAAATTGATCATGTATTGAATTGTGAGGGATAAAAATGAGAAAGACATTTGTAGTATTTATAGCATTTATAATGCTGTACGTTGTAGTAGATCAATATGATACTTGGATGAGCTATAACGAAATAAAACAATATTATACGGATAATTATACTTTTATCTATAAGCAGAAAACTCTTTCAAAAAGTCTTACAAAGCAGTTTTTGCAACAATTAAAAGGACAGTCACATATCCATGGATCTAAAGATAAAGATATGGTTTTGCATCAATTTAATGATTCTGAATCCGATGATTTTGGACAAATTATAATTCAAATTGATAAAAAAACGAAAACCATTTATGCATTTAGAGTGAAATCAGGATCTAAAGAATATATAGGTACACAGATTGCTTATCAGCGTGGATATAAGATATTTCATAACGATAAAGAACTTTCTTCAAAGAAAGACGTAAATAAAGTTTTAGATAAAATGGAAGATGCTGATAACTATATGATTGAAGCGAATGACAAAAATAAAACACTAAATATCATAGATCCATAGAGAAATCATGGAAAGTAGTATTTGGTGTATGACATTTATGGTAGAAATGGAGAAAAGATTATGTTGTTAGATGAATTAAAGATTGAGCAGGATGATTTAAAAGTTGGAGATGTTGTATATACATCACATCATCCTAATATTGGAGTATGGGTAAGTTTCCGGTATTCAAAAATGCGCAAGGAAGTGATTCAACGGATCACCCCGAAACGAACAAAAATCGTAACGGACTATGGAGAATATACGAATCGTGATCATTTTTATAGAATGACCGATGAATTGAAGAAACAGTCGGAGATTGCAGAGGCAACAGAAAATATCTGTGATGATCTTGCTAAAATTGATCAATTTATTAAGAAA